GCACTTCATGTATGGGCAGCATGGTCATCTATTAACAGCGAATTATTATTACAAGAAGCATGGCAAGAAATTCAAGCAATAGCAAAACAAGGCAGTAAAACAAAAATTACTTTTACATCTCAAAGACGTGGTTGGGATAGAAAAGCTCTACAAATGGGTTTTAAACCTTCAACATGGGAATATACACTTTAAGGAAAGAAATATGAAATTACTGAATTTATCTAATTGGCTTACAGGTTTAGTGGAGTCATTTACATTTTATGGTGGTGGTGGAGGTGGCGGTCAGTCACAAACAACGACTTCTGGTATAGACCCATCTATGAGACCTTATGTAGAAAAAGGTTTATCAGAAGCCCAAAAACTCTACGAAACATATACGCCTAAATACTTTGCAGGTCCTACATTTGTAGGTCCATCTACACAAACAGAGTCAGCATTACAAATGGCAGAAGCTAATGTTGGTGCTACTACACCTGTTATCTCACAATTATTAGGTCAACAAAGAAATGTATTAGGTGGTCAATACTTAGGACCTAACCCATATCTTGAAGCTGCTTTAAAACCTGCACAAGATTTAGCTGCAAAACAATATTTTGATGCTATAAATCAAACTAGAAGTAATTTAGCTGGCTCTGGTCGTTTAGGTTCTGGCGCACAAGTAAAACTAGAAGGATTAGCACAAGAAAACTTAGCTGATGCACTCGCTAACCAAGCAGGTACGGCAGCTTATCAAAATTATGCAACAGAACGTGGTATTCAAGAAAATACAGCTAGATATATACCACAACTTCTACAGTCAACTTATGCTCCTTCATCACAATTATTAAATATTGGTCAAGCACGTGAAGATTATTCTCAAAGAGCATTACAGTCAGATATTGACAGATTTAACTTTGAACAAAACTTACCATACCAAAGACTTGCACAATTTACATCTACAGTTGCAGGTCAACCATTAACTACTCGTTCAGAAACAACATCTAGTGGTGGTGGTAAGATTGTATGTACAGCTATGAACGCTGAATATGGTTTTGGTAGCTTCCGTAACGCTATCTGGTTAGCACAGTCTAAAGACTTAGACCCAGCATACGAAAAAGGTTATCACACACTATTCTTACCATTAGTCAACTATGCTTATAAGAGTGGTCAAAAGAACGCCCTACAACGCATTTTAAGGGGTGTTTTAGAGCATATCGCAAGACATAGGACTGCTGATATATGGAAACAAAAACGTGGTAAAAAACGTGATACTTATGGCATGATTTATCGTGCTATCTTAGAACCCATTTGCTATGTAGTAGGAAAGGTAGGCAGATAATGAGTGACCCAGTAACAGCCGCAATGGTAGGCGCAGGTATAAGTGGTGGCACATCTTTACTTAGAGGTAAAAGTCTAGGTTCATCATTACAAAATGCAGCTATTGGTGGTGCATTAGGTGGTGCAGGTAGTTATCTAGGTGGTGCTATGGGTGGTGCAGGTAATGTAGGTGGTGCTGCAAAAGGTGGCATTAACTTCTCTAGTCTTCCAGTAAGTGGACAAGGTATTAATCTATCTTCTTTAGGGTATGATGCAACACAAGGTGCTAATTTATTAGGTAATTTAGGAACTGGAATTACACAAACAACTAATCCATTAATAAATTTAAGTGGCACACCTGGAGTGTTGGATGATGCAATTAATTTAACAAACCCAGTTACTGATAGCGTATTTAGTAGAATGGGAAGTTCTGTTATAGATTCAATTAAAGCTAACCCATTTCCAACAGCAAATTTAGGCTTGAGTGTATATGACAGAATGAATCAATCACAAGCTCCATTACAACCTTCTCCAATGTTAAGCGCACAACAACTTATGGGTCAACAAGGTCCTGTACCTATTCCACAGTTTAACAGTTTATTACAACCATCAAGACGACAAATTTTAATAGGATAAATCATGGCAATATTTGATAACAACCCATTATCAGCACTTACTAATCCAGTTACATCTGGACTTGGTAATTTGTTTGAGGGTATGACACCATTTGGTGGTTCTATTCCTGGCGGTGTTCTTGCTCCAGAACAAGAATCTAAATTACGTAATCAAGCATTAGTTCAAGGCTTATTAGGAACTGCTGCTACTTACTTAGCAACGCCTAAAAATTTAGGCGCAGGTTCACCATTACCTTATTTAGGAAGAGCTTTCTTAGGTGGTATGGGCGCATCTCAAGACGTAATAGATAGAGCTATAAGACAACAATTATTAGCAGGTAGAAATGACCCATTTGGTACTTTAGATATTTCTAAATATACACCTGAGTCTATTAAAGAATTCCAAAAATCAGGCAATAAAGACTATAGTGTATTAAAAGAAAAAACAGAGCAACAAAGATTAGAGTTTGAGCAATTTAGAAAAGGATTGCCTACTACTACACCTGCTGTTACACAACAAGTAGTACAACCAGGTGGTTATGCTCCTATGCAAGAAGAAGTATTACCTGAGCAAGTTGCACCTAATTTTGGTTTAACAAAACAACTAGATGTTGTGACTCAAGTAGAAACACAACCTGAAAAACCAGCATCTAATATAGAAGCTCTTAAAAGATTTATTATAGAAAATCCAACCAATCAATATGCTATGTCAATGTTACCTGCAATTGAATTAATGGAAAAAGAGGCTGCTAAAAAATCTGAACAACAAGCATTTAGTCGTATCTTCCCAACTACTACTAGCATAGGTCCTGATGGTCAACCACAAGAAACAGTATCATTTAATCCTTCAGCTGTAAGAGATTATATTGTAAATGCTAGTGACCCAAGTAAAGCTGCAGATGAAATAAGTAAAACTATTTCAACCATGAAAAAAGAAAATATTTTTGGTAATGTTTCTGCTAATGCTATGACTCCTTTTGATTCTTTAGTATCAATAGCATCTGATAATAAAGCAATTCAAGAAAGAGCTAAATATTTACAACAAGCCACTCGTTCTGGAACAATAAGTCAAGAAGATGCAGATAAAGAAGCATCTAAATTAACTCAATTATATGTTACAGATAGTGAAAAGAGAAATGGTAGAGAATCTGCAAACGCTATTAAACAAACTTTAATTGATTTAAAAACAGAACAAACCAACTTTCAAAAAGAAGTTAAAACGAATGAAGTTAAAGCAGATATTGGCAATAAAGTAAGTAATTTTAACAATATTATTAATCAAGTAGAGTATATTCAAAATCATCCAGGTAGATATAATGGCTTAATTGCTGACCCAAGAGTAGCATTAAAAGTTAGTTTAAGTCCTCAACAATCATATGATTATGCTAGTGCTGTTACGCAGTTAAAAGACCAAGCATTTTTAAACCAAGTTAATCAATTAAGAGGTTTAGGTGCTTTATCTGATGCTGAAGGTAAAAAGATTCAATCTTCATTAGCTAATTTAAGTATTAATCAATCTAAAGAAGCATTTGATAGAAACTTAAAAGTTATTTTTGATACTATGAACGCTGGAAAACAAAGAGCAGTTAGCTTAGGCAAGCCATATGGATTAAAAGAATCTGATTTTGGTATTGTATCTAACAACCAAACACCACAACCAGCTTCAACAGGATTTAAAGAGGGTGCAAAAACTAAATCTAAAAGTGGTAAACCAATGGTATTTAGAAACGGTCAATGGGAGTATGAATAATGGCTAGAGTTCCTTTAGAAGACTTGCCTAGTAATTTAGTACCATCTAGTGATATGCCACTAGAATTACCTACAATTAATGTTGTACCTGAAGATGACCTACCTACATCTATTCGTAAAAAAGAAAGAAGTGCTATAGAAAAATTTGGTCGTGGGTTAAGTTCTATTGCTAGAGGTGCAGCAGTTCCTGTAACAGGTGCTATTGCTGGTGGTGCTTTAGCAGGTCCACCAGGAGCAATTGCAGGTTCTCTTGCTTTGCCAGCAGCAGAACTACTTACAAAAGGAATAAATACATTATTACCTGATAGATATGATATACCTTCACCTACTGCACAAGTAGAAAAAGGCTTAACTAGACTAGGTTTTCCACAACCAGAAACAAGAACTGAAAGAATGTTGCAAGTGGGTGGTGGTGCATTGGGTGGCGTAGGTGGTCAAGTTGGTGCATTTGGTCAATTAGCAAAAACAGCAACAAGCCCTGTAACTCGTGGTGTTGCACAAACATTATCACAACAACCTGTTAGACAAGTTGCGGCATCATTACCTGCAGGCGCTGTATCACAATACGTTACAGAAGAATCAGGTAGTCCATTAGCTGGAGCAACAGCAGGTATATTAACAAGTATTCCATTTGCTATAGGCGCTAAAGGTAAAGTACAAGCTCCTACCGTACAGGAATTAAAAGGACAAGCTGGTCAACAATATAAATTTGCTGAAGAAGCAGGTGCTGTATTTAAAAAGAACTCTTATAACCAATTTGCTAACAAACTAGAGTCAACATTAGCTAAAGAAGGTTTAGATAAAACATTGCAACCTAGAGTATTCGCAGCATTAGAAAGAATTAAAGACACTAAAAACTCTAATGTAAGTCTTGAAAATATGGAAATATTAAGACGTATTGGTCAATCAGCAGGTTCAAGTTTAGACGCATCTGAAAGACGATTAGCTAGTATTTTAGTAGATAATTTAGATGACTTTGTAGAAAATGCACAATCAGCTCAATTAACCAAAGGCTCTCCAGAAGCTATCAGAGCTTTAACAGACGCTAGAGAACTATGGAAACGTGCTAAGAAAACAGAAATTATTGATGACTTAGTAGCAAGTGCAGATATTCGTGCAGAAGCAAATTATACGCAATCAGGCATAGAAAATGCGCTAAGACGTAAATTAGTTAATCTTGCAGATAATCCTAGAAAATTAAGAGCTTTTTCTAAAGAAGAACAAGATTTAATTAAATCAACAGCTAAAGGTGGTTCAGTACAAAATGCTTTACGTTTATTAGGAAAATTATCACCAACAGGAGCTATACCTGCTGCTATTTCTGGAGGTGCTGGTTTTGCTATAGGTGGTCCTTATGGAGCTATAGGCTTACCACTCATAGGTGGTGCAGCTAGACAAGGTGCTACGCAATTAGGTCTACGCAATATAGAACAATTACGTAATAGACTTGCATTAGGATATCAACCGATACCACAAGTATCTACTAGAGGACTTATTGGTTCAAGAGAAGCAATAGCACCTATTATTAACCCTATAACAGGATTATTGACAGAGGAACAGTAATGATTAACAACGATACAGATTCACGTTTAAGCACACATGAAGAAGTTTGTGCTATTCGCTATGAGCAAATAAACGCAAGACTTAAACGCTTAGAACAAATCCTTTTAGGCACAGCAGGTTTTGTTATTGTCTTTTTGTTGACACAGCTATCAAAATGAAACAATTTCTCATGGCAGTTACTTTAGTATTGCTATGGTTGTTTTTATATGACTATGCAGACGGTAAAGAACTACCTAAAGAAATGTCTATGAAAACAGATGTAGGTGAAGTTGTGCTTACTACAGAAGAATGTATCTTTATAAAGATGGGTTTAAGAAACTATCCTTATGCTGCATACGCTACTGAAAAAGGTAAAGCTAACCACGAAGGATGTTGGCGTAAAGATGATGTCAATGGTATGTCATCTGTCTTAATTTACTTTCCTGAAATAGACTCTACAGCAGTATATAACCCACAACTATTTAGCCCACGTTCAACACTATGACATTTATAACTGAAAACAATATAGCGAACTTGTATGACACACTTATACAATTCCCTGTGTTTGACGAATATAAACTCCCACCAGCATCTAAAGTGGACTTCGTAGTAGTGCATGACGATACTATCTGTGGTCAATATGAACCACCAGAGTCAGGTGAACCACATATTATCACTATATCTACTGCAAAGTGCGGACATTTAGATACTGTCATCAAGACCATCTGTCACGAAATTATCCACATGATATGTTATCTTGAATCCCCTAAAACCGAGAAATACACAAGTCACAAAGGTTTATTCTTAAAACTACAAAAGAGAGTAGCTAACACACTTGGCTACGACCCTAAAGAACTATAAGGAGAATATCATAGACCCTGTAACCATATTAGCAGCATTAGGACCATTAGCAGTAGACTTAGGTAAGTCACTTATCAATCGCTTTATAGCACCTGACCAATTCAAACCAGCTACTATAGAACAGTATGCTCAGATGAAACAAATTGATTTAGAGTTCTTTAAAGTAATGAATGAAGCTGGTGGTGGTAATCCATCATATCCATGGGTAGAAGCTATTGTAAGACTCATGCGACCATTTATTGGTTTATTAGTATTAGCAACATGGGCTACAATGCACCTACAAGGTATCGCAACACCTGAAGTAGATAACTTTGCAAGTGCTGTAGGTTTCTATCTCTTTGGGGAACGTAGTTTATTCTACATTAAAAAGAAATGATAGTCTTAAACATACTTAACTTTATCGGTTTAGCTATACTTAAATTATTAGTCGTATGCCTATTATTCGTGGCTATGGGTTTCTCTATTCTATTTATGTATGCTATGCAATATCTCACACAGGCTCTAACGTATATAGACAAACATGTTAATTGAAGTAAAAAGGTTTGAGTTTAAAGACACATATACTGTAGGAAAAATGTATATAGATAATATATACGAATGTTACACGTTGGAAGATGTTGTTAGAAAAGGAGCTAAAGTAAATGGACAAACAGCTATTCCTACTGGCACTTATAACCTCATTATTAATCATAGCAATCGTTTCAATAGGGATTTACCTTTACTAGAAAACGTGCCTAATTTTACCGGTGTTCGTATTCATGCAGGTAATACATCAGCTCATACAGAAGGATGTATATTAGTAGGCACAACATGGTCAGGTAAAGACTTTATTGGCAATTCAAGAGTAGCGTTTAACAAACTATTTGAGAAGCTCAAGAAAGCTAAAAAAGTCACAATTAAGATATGCTAGATTATCTTATATGCGACATATTGTGCGCTATTACTCACTTTAAATACGTGTTTCTAATGCTAATTTTATATCTAGTATATAATAAAGTATCTCAACAATAGGGGAACTGTTTGAAGATATTACTTTTAGATATAGAGTGCGCACCAAATCTTGCAACAGTATGGGGAATATGGCAGCAAAACATTGCTCTTAACCAACTCCTAGAGTCATCATATACATTATGCTATGCTGCTAAATGGTATGGTGAGAAAAAGATTATGTTTGACTCTGTATATAAGTCAGATAGAAAGTCTATGCTCAAATCTATTCATTCTCTTATGGATGAGGCTGACGCCATCGTTCATTATAATGGTAATAGGTTTGATATACCCATGCTAAATAAAGAGTTCCTAGAAGCTGGTATGCCGCCACCTAGTCCTGCTAAACACATAGACTTACTGCAAACATCTCGTAGCAAATTTAGATTCGTTTCTAATAAATTAGACTATATTGCACAGCGTTTAGGTCTTGGTAAAAAGACTGCACATGAAGGTCATGAGTTATGGCTTAAAGTAATGAATAACGATAGGTCAGCATGGAAACGCATGGAAGAATACAATAGGAATGATGTTGTATTATTAGAAAAAGTATATGATAAGTTTAAAGGTTGGATAAGTAATCATCCTAATCACAATCACTTTTCAGAAGAAAGAGTATGTCCTAGCTGCGCAAGTCATAAAGTGCAACAACGTGGTTATGCTGTATTAACTGGTGGTAAATATCCAAGATTTCAATGTCAAACTTGTGGTTCTTGGTTTAGAGGTAACAAAAAATTAACGACAGATAAATCAGAAAAATTTGTTAAAATATAGGACAGTTATGCAACTCTCAGAAATAGAAACAATATGCAATCATATGATAGGTAGAGTGATTGTATCTTGTGAACCATTACATGGCGATAGCACAATAGTACTTACACTTGATGATGATAGCCTAATAGAAATTAGTGGTGAGGAGCTATCAGTCTATGGCGAGCTAACTCCCATGGATGATTGATACCAAGTATTAATAAACTCTTTTAACTTATCTACACCATTACCAAGTATAGCAAGTTTATCTTGACTAACTTTATAAAATTCATTTACTTCAGTTCCTGTATTATCGCTATATCCATTTATCACTAACACAGTAAACTTATTTTGATTTGCTAATGCTTTTAAAAGTATCTTTTGACCTAAAGATATTTCTTCATTCTTACGCTTCCATTCTGCAATAAGAAAAGACCCACGTCTTTCAAAAATCATGTCAATATTAGATGGCATGGCTTTTGGATTGTCTAGTATTACACCTCTTAAAAATCCAAAGTCCGTATGACTAGCATACGCATTACGCATTGCATTAGACACAAACTACAGTACCATTAGGATGTACTTGACATACAGTCACAGAACCATCTGGTGCTAGTATAGTCGTAGTTTGAGCTAAAACCTTTTCAGTTCCCCATATAGCTAACGCTGCCATCACTACAATAAATATCCAATATATTTTACTCATCATCAAATCTTTCTAAAATAGCTTCTACTTCAGGTGGATTAATAGCATCTTCATCTTTAGTAGCTTCTAATAGTTTATTCTTATACCAATCAGACTTCTCTAAATCTTGCTGTGGATTATCTTTAAACGGATAGCGTAAGTCATACTTGAGCTTACATCCTTTTAGATACCCAATATACTCTTCTTTTGTTAAACGACTTTTAATCACGTCTATTGCTTCTATACCACCTACCATGTAATGTGGAGGTCTATTCACCATATCTACCATAACTATCCCCTTATAAAAAATAAATCAACAACTTGATACGTACCATAAAAAAAGCCAAATATACTACCAATTACTAAAGCCCATATAATATAATCAATTACCTTTTCTAGCAAGTCCATTTCTTTCTCCATAAGATAAAGGTTTTGGTAAATGCACAAGACCTTCTTGTTCTAAATATTTAAGTCTATAAAAGTTTGTAATACAATCTTTAGCTATTTTTGTTCTATGAGCTGTAGGATTATTCTTTACATAAGCCATAATTTTTAATGCTTGTTCTCTATCGTAGATAACGCTATAGACTTTACCCTTAGCCATCTTTTATTCCATGAGTCTGTTCTAATAATCTTGCAAATCTAAATATTCTGTCTATTGTAACCAATTGGTCGCCTTTACCAAATGCTTCTTTGTATATCTTAATAATTTCTTCTTGAGTAAGTGGTTTAGAGTCCACCATGTGCCTCCGTTAATCTTTTACTATCATATTTTTTCATATTAGTTACTTTAATAATATTTTTTGTATCTGCAATAAGTGGTGTAATAACCCAGTTATGCAATTTATTCTTAATGTCTTTTTCAATCTCTAAAGATGTTGGTTTAGATGACATAAAAGCAGACCATACAAGTTTACCTGTATTATCAAATTCTTCTACGAGATAGCCTAATATTTTATCTTTCATTTATATAACGCTTTTCTAGCATTTTTAATACATGGAACATCATGCCATTGTGGGTCATTATCTGTAAATACTTCTATTAACCATTCTAAAGCATAAGCTAAATCTTCATTTTCTTTTATAATCTTTTTTCTAATGTGAGCTTCATCCATTACATCTTTATGAACTTTAGCTAACCATAGTTTAGTATTATGTTCTTGCATTAGTAAAACACCATCCTCCCTATATGAGTAATCTTTTGATGACCAAACCACGAATGTTTTGGCATAATTGAGTCATCATGAAAGTATAGCGCATTTGCCACTGGATTCGCATATTTTCCACGCATAACATCAAGAACAAATAATTCAGTTTTAAGAAACGTAACTTTGTCAACAGGTGCATGTTTTTCATCCTGTACAGCAAACTGACCAGAAGCATAAATAACATCACATACAGACTTACCCCAGCGACCAGATTTAACACGATTATGAATAGTGTAATAGACACCCAATTTCTCCTCTAATGTTCTATTATTAACTTCATGGTAAAGTGCCGTAGCGTAGCACGAAACCTCTAATTCTAAGTTATGTATATCCATGACAGACCTTTCATGGTTTTCTTGTGTCTAGTAAACCCATATAAGCGTATAATTCTATTATAAATCTAAAAGAAAGGAGAAACGCCATGTGGACATCACCATCAGCTACAGAAATGCGCTTTGGATTTGAAGTTACTATGTACGTAATGAACAAGTAATTATCATGCGAATGGGGATGCTCCTAGAAAGGAACATCCTCATCTGCACCTTCAACAGCAGGCTTCAATCTTTCCTCAGTTGCTACCATTGCAACAGCACCACTAATAAACTTACCATTAGGTCCTTCTCTAACCCAACCTGATAAAGTAAATTCAATACCGTCCACATTTAACTTACCACGATAGTCTGGTCGTTTAGGATTATCACCTTTATCATTCTTGTTTAACGTAAACGTGTTCGTATTATCGTATTGCGCCATATACTACTCCTTTAGTTTAATAATTGTTTGTTCTACCTCTTCTAGAAACTTAATAACTTCTGTCTCTAATTCTGCAATGTAATCATCATCTCTGTCAAGACGCTTTATAAAAACTTGTAATTCGTCAGGGAAATTTGGGTTGAAACTTATGAAATCAACCCACCTAGCATTTGTACATGCCATTTGCCATTGCATCTGAGGTATGTATTTAGTAGGCACAGACTTACTCATAAGGGTATTAGTATGCGTAGTTTCTATAGGGCATTTAATCTCTATAAGACCTGCATACTTACCTTCTTCTTCTGAATTAACTGCACCATCTGGACTAGCGCCACTATTCTTAATCACAGGATGGTCAAAAAAACCTACTTCTGTTACTATAGAATTTGTTTTGCTTTCATATAGTTTTCTTGCAATAGGTTCACGTTCAATCCCATCTTGCATTGCTTGATTTGTGTATGAGTCTGTTTTTTTACCTGTTAAACGTTCCGATACAAGTTGAATAAGATAGTTTTGACGTGATGTAGATATGCCTGTTTTAGTCTTTGCGATAACATCCGATATTCTGGATGCTGTCACCTTACCTAGTCTTTGTTGAAACCACTCTTCGGTACCTTGGTTTATCATAGGAAATCCTTGCTAGACACAGCTTTTAATGTTGGCTGTTCTGACTCTGGAATATCCTCACCACTATAGATATATAAGCCAATACCATGTAACGCAATAGCTTTAGCTAAACAACGCTGCATAGCTGTATTAACTGCCATAGCGTCAGGGTTAGGAATAGCTTGGTTTCTAAAGTTAAGCACAGGTAACTGAGCTGTCATAGACTTACCAAAAGCATGAACTGTGCAAAATACCATAAGCGTTTCACCAAAATGTTTAGGTTCGCCATAAGTCCATGTAGCAGTTGGGTCTTGCTGTAGAAGAGTATCCACAGCCCAAGCCCATGATAAGTATGATAGACCATTCTTTTTCTCAATGTGGTCTGATACATTAATCTTACGTAGTTCGTTATAGTTCATCTTTCTCTCCTGTTGTTGTAATTCTTGTTGGTGTTGTTGCATCATTACTTGGTCGTAAAACTGTTGTTGTGACATTTGCTCTCTCCCATTTATCGTTATCTAATTTAAGTTCGTCATTTAATTGTTTCAGTATTTTAGCTATATGTTCTAGCATATAATTCTCCATGTAAAGTATGCTATAAAAATTATCATAAAGCAAATAATATATTTATTCATATTTGTTTCTCTTCTAAAGAGTCAACAAGTTTGTCTAATACATTTTTCATAGCTAACTCTACATCTTTTCTTTGCATATTTCTTGCTAGTGAATCAGCTATTTTAACACATTTTTCTGCTTTTTTATCGTTTGGTGCAGTAATAGCTAACGCTAATGCCAATGTTAATGCTTCTGTGTTATCTGTAATCATATTGCACCTGCTAACTTACCCATAATATATAGACATAAAGCTACATATGCCCAGAAAGCTATTGCTCCAATAATCATAGTTTTGATTTTCATATTATCTCTCCAAAAATTATTTACAAAGTTCATTAAACAAATTAACATCACTACTAATTACCTGATATGCAAGTTTTTGATATTTTTCACATGAATCTAAATTATTGTGAATATACATAAATGCTTCTTTAAAAGTCAAGTTTTTATTTTCTGCAAGCGTTTGAACTACTGAATAAGCACCTGTAATTCTCATTTTTCTCTCCTAAAGTTAAATACTACAATAGTTATATTAATGATATAAAATTGCATGTCAAGTGTTTTTATATAAAAATTATATAATAATTATATTTGCATTTAAAAATTACTTATGATAGTGTTTTGCTTTATGAAAAAACTAAGATATATTGTATTAGATGAATTTGATGAAAAGCCGTTAAGAGCTTTTGCAGATAAGTCTTCAGCTTTGCACTTTTTAGAGAGTAGACCTAACTGTAAATTAAAAGTTTTGCCTAAAGAAAAGACTGTGCCAATCACAGACCTGTACGAAGAATGTTTATTTTAAGGAGAGTATATGAAAATTAAGAACTGGGATAAGTTTCAACATTTTAAGCATAAAAGTGATATGAAATGGTTTAAATGTTATGGTCGTGACTTGTTAAATGACCCTGATTTTATGAAACTAGATGATATAAAACAGGCAACTTTGTTTAAACTATGGTGTTTAGCAAGTGAGTCAAATGGTGTTTTACCTAATGCCTACGATATTGCGTTTCGTTTAAGAAAACCTATAGCCTTTATAGAAAAAATGCTTTTAGAATTAGATACTTGGTTTATAAAAAATGAAATTATACAAGAATTATATACAGATTATATAGGAGATAAGATAAGATTAGATAAGAATATAAAAACCATTGTAAGGTTTGATGAGTTCTGGAATTTATATCCTAATGTTCGTAAGAATAATAAAAAAGGTTGTTTAGAGAAATGGAAAAATAAAAATCTTGACTTAATAGCTGATAAAGTTATAGGCTATGTAAAGATGATGAAAGAAACTAAACAATGGAAAGAAGGCTTTGTGCCAGCACCTATGACATTAATTAACCAAGAGAGATGGGAAGATGGTATTACACAAATTAAAAGAGCATGGGAAGGTGGCATTTAATGAACATAGGTGAAGCGTTAAATAAATTAACTGTCAATCAGTCAGTTATTACTGATTACTATCAACAGGAGTATGCTCATGCAGAGTTTAAAATTAAGAGTACGGATATTTTTACTGATAATGTGGTCCAGTATTTTAGTGAAGAAATCCATAGTGGTAAATCGCTTGGTTGGCTTAAAACGGAAGATAAGTTTCGTGTTAGGAATGCCGAGCTAACTATTTTGACAGGGGTATCAGGGCATGGTAAATCTATGTGGCTTTCACAAGTTATATTGTCTATGATGCGACAAAATACAAAATGTTTAATTGCTTCATTGGAAATGAGACCTGTGCTTTCATTAGCTCGGATGATTACACAAGCATTAGGCTCACCAGAACCAACAGAAGATTACATCCGTAAATTTTGTGATAGAGCAAAAGAAAAATTGTATATTTATGACCAGTTAGGCACCACTACATCTGAAGACATGATAGCTACGTTATATTATGCCAAACATGTCTTAGGTGTTGAAATTTTTATCATTGACAGTTTAATGAAAATAAGTGATATTAGTGAAGAGTCTTTAGAGTCACAAAAATTATTTACGGATAGACTGGCAGTTACGGCTCGTGATTTAAATATTGCTGTTTTTTTGGTAGCACATACAAGAAAATTAAAAGACGAAACAGAAATACCTGATGCAACAAATATTATGGGTAGTTCACATATAAGAAACCTATGCGATAACATTATCTGTGTATGGCGCAACCGATACAAAGAAAAGTTAGTAGAAGAAGGTAAAACTTCTGATGATGAATTAAAAATTATTCCAGATGCTAAAGTATTTATTCAAAAACAAAGAAATGGTCAATGGGAAGGCTCATTTAATTTTTGGTTTAGTCAAAAAACTTTATGTTATAGAGAATCACCATGACACTTGATAATTTACCTTTTACACATTTGACATCTGTTTATAATGCAGTAGAATATGTTATTCAAACACCAGATAAACCTAAAGAGATATTACCATTGCATGTTAGACAAAAGTTTGATAGATGGAAACGTGAAGACTTTTACAAAGATGACAATTATAAAGAAATGTGGGATAAAAACTGGATAAATAATGACCATAAATGATTTTATTAAAGAGTGTAAAAAGCTATTTGGTTCAGATATAGAATACAAAGCAACTTCTAAAGACGGACAAGTATTTAAAACGAAAGGATGGAGAGATGATAAAGTGGGCATTAACCAAAGACAATTTGCCAATGTTAATAGAGAAGCTAAAAACTCTTGACTTTACTAAACGTTGGCGTGTTACAGTCACAGACGCTAAACTAAACAGAAGTCTTGAGCAAAACGAAAGGTTATGGGAACTATACACAAGCATAGGTCAACATTTAGGCATAGAAAAAGATAAGATACACGAACTCATGGGGTATAAATTCTTACGCTACCAAACAGAAATAGCAGGTATGCCTGTAGAACTTATAAAGTCAACAACTAAACTAACCACAAGTGAGATGACAGAATACCAACAGCAGATAGAGGTATGGGCGCAAACAATGGGTTGGGGTTGGGATTTTTAGTCATGACAATACAACAAAAATTAGAAATGTTTGATGATAATGAGCAACGTCTTATTGACACAACATACACAAAAAAAGTTGATGTGCCTTTATATGTACCTAAATATGAAAAGCCTAACATATATGAATTGTTTGATAATTTAAAAACAATAAAATTAATCCAAAAAATTAATCAGTCTAATGTTTCTGAAGATGAAAAGAAATTTTTAATTTTTGCAGCATATAGGCATATTGTATTTAATTTTTCAAAAATTGCAGATTACTATGCTCATTCAAATTCTGAAATGCAACAGTTAATGGAACAATCAGCATTAGTCATTGTTGATTTTGATAAAGCTATTGAATATGGTTATGTTGCTTTAAATAATCAATTATCAAATCAATATCTGGAAGAACAAAGTGAAAGATAATTTTTGTGTTTTTATATTAAGTCATAATAGACATGATAGAGTGTACACTTACGACACTTTAAAAGAAAAAGGTTATACAGGTAAAATTTTTATTATTCTTGATGATGAAGATAAATCTCATCATAAATATGTTGAAAAGTATGGTAATCAAGTAATTACTTTTTCTAAAGATAAAGTTGCAACTACCTTTGACATTGGTGATTGTTTTGATGATAAAAGGGCAGTAGTGTTTGCTAGAAATGCTTGTTTTGATATAGCTAAACAATTAGGTTATAAATATTTTATTCAACTTGATGATGACTATACTGATTTTAGATGGTCATTTGATAATAATAAAAAATATGTAACGAATAAATATATTGAAAACTTAGACAAGATATTTGAAATCATGTTAGATTTTTATAAGAAAACATCTTTTACTTCTATTTGCATGGCTCAAGGTGGTGATTTTATTGGTGGTGAAAATAGTGGTTTAAGTAAAACATTTTTAGATGGTCAAATATCAAGAAAAATTATGAATAGTTTTTTGTGTTCAGTTGATAGACCTTTTCAATTTGTAGGTAGAATTAATGAAGATGTAAATGCTTATTGTTATTTTGGTTATAAAGGTTATTTGTTTATGACTATTGCACAATTAAGACTTGAACAAAAACAAACTCAAAGTAATGCTGGTGGTTTAACTGATATTTATTTAAGTTCTGGCACATACGTTAAAAGTTTTTATTCTGTGCTTTATAATCCATCTAGTGTAAAAGTAAGACAAATGGGTCAAAACAAAAAAAGATTACATCACAGCATAAATTGGGATGCTACAGTTCCTAAAATTATTTCAGAAAAATTTAAAAAATATGATATATCGCAATCAAAAACTAACTAAACTTTTAAGACAGTTGCCTTGTCAACATTGTGGTATAATATCTGAAACAGTTTGTGCTGCACACCGTAATGAAGGTAAAGGTATGGGTATTAAAGTATCAGATGCGTTATGTGCTGCATTATGTTATGAGTGCCATTACACACTAGATATGGGTAAAAACTTAACAAAAGAAGAAAGACGTGAGATGTGGAACAGAGCTTACGTTACTACAATGCAATATCTTTGGGAACATGAAATGATAGGAATAATATAATGGGAAAAGGAAGCGCACCAAGACCGTTTACAGATAGAGCTGTATTTGACGAAAACTTTGATAAGATATTTGGCAAGAAAAAGAAAGATGCTGATACATCACCACATTTAGCTGAATACGAACTCAACAAGTCTACAGGTGAATTAGAAAGATTATGGGAAGGCACATCTAAACCTAACGAAAGCCAATTTGATGGCAAGTAAATCACCGACTCAATTAAGTTTAGCTAAATTAAAAGAAGAAGGATATACAGTAGCAATTGTTGAGCATTGGAACGCTTTTGCTAGAATAAGACAAGACCTTTTTGGATTTATAGACCTTTTAGCTTTAAAGGGTAAAGAAGTATTGGCAGTTCAAACAACCACAGCGTCCAATCTTAATGCAAGATGTAAAAAAATAGCTAACCATGAAAATGTAAATGCTGTTCGTGAGGCAGGTTGGACTATTCATGTTCATGGATGGCATCAAGATGAGAAAAGGAAATACCATTGCAAAGTGAAAGATGTATCGTGAAAGAAAAGATATTAGCTTATCTTACAGAGCCACGAACCATAAACGACATAGCAGAACATATACAATCTAACTATCCTATTACAAAGAACATACTTGTAGAGATGAGAGATGCAAATGTTATTCATGCTTACAAAGATAATCAAAATAGACTCATGCACTATTACGTGCCACAACCACATCCACTACAAACTATATTTGGGCACACAGCAAACTTTACAGATGACCAGATAAAAAGCATTATCATACATAATGCAGATGACGCTAAACATAACTTGCAACAAAGAACTACACAAGAAACATTTGGGCAAAGCGTAGCATATACGCTAACACAATATGATTAGTATGGAACGTTTATTATCTATCCTAGAAGACTGGGCTAGATGGATGAAGTCGGATAATCACAAATTAGGTTATCCATCTAAAAGCATAGGTATGTCATCAGGTGGAGAATCAACTTCAGAGGTCTTTGAAGAAATGTGTTCTGCTCAAGACATGAGCAATGTCCGAACAATAGATGCTATTATCCATAGTTTAGATTCATCTCAACAACAAGCTATATATGCTAAATACTTAGGTGCTAAACCACCACTTGCTTTTTATTGGCAATTAGAGATGGCATACGATAATTTACTTACAATAGCAGGAAGACGGATAAACGCATAAACTTGTTGAAAATATTTATTATATATGATATAATATCGTTTCTCAGATAATTCCTGTCCGTTAAAAACGTAATTACATAAAAAGCCTGACTGCACTCTCTCCGTGGTTGGGCTTTTTCTTTTATATGAAGTTATCCATTTGTGAACAATGCGGTGAGCCTTTTGATTTTACAGAGTATTCATTATGTAACGATTGTAGGTATGACCACAGATTTATTAAATTAAGGGAAAGCTATGAAGAAACCAACAACCAAAGCAGGGAAAGAAAAGAAGATGGGCAAAGTGATGCGTGAGTTTAAAGCAGGAAAATTACACTCAGGCAAAGGTGGTCCAGTCGTAAAAAATAAAAAGCAAGGTATTGCAATAGCTTTATCAGTTAGTGGTCTAGGTAAAAAGAAAGGTAAATAGCTATGATGAAATCTAATGAATATAAAAAATTAGATAAGCAAGAAGAAGCGATTGAGATGAAAAAGAAGAAGCTCAAACAAGCAGAACTTGATAAGATGATTCGTGAAATTGTACAAAACGAAATGAAAAAAGGGAGATAATTATGCCAATGGTCGGAACTAAAAAGTTTGCCTATACACAAAAAGGTAAGAAAGAAGCTAAAGAATACGCAAAGAAAACAGGTAAGAAAGTAGCAGCAAAATCTATGAAAAAAGGTGCAAAGCGTGGCTACTAAACCAGGCTTATGGGCTAACATCCATGCTAAACGTAAACGTATAGCAGCAGGTAGTGGCGAGAAAATGCGCAAACCAGGCACTAAAGGCGCACCTACAGCTAAAGCTCTAAAACAATCAGCAAAGCCAGTTAAAAAGAAATGATTAAGAAGGGCAAAGAAACATTCTCAGGTTATAATAAACCTAAACGCACACCAAGTCATCCTACTAAGTCACATGCAGTATTAGCTAGAGAAGGTGGAGTAGAAAAACTCATACGCTTTGGTCAAAAAGGTGTAAGTGGTGACAAAACAAATACAGATAGAGCAAAGTCATTTAAAGCAAGACACGCTAAAAACATTGCAAAAGGTAAAATGTCAGCCGCATACTGGGCAAACAAGGTAAAGTGGTAAAGCTAGATATATACGTAGGATATGATGGCAAGGTAGAACCAGTTGCATATCATAACTTTTGCCAGTCAGTTATAGAAAAGTCATCTATACCGGTAAGTTTTACACCGTTAGCACTAAATACTTTAAAAGACTACGAAGAAACACATAAAGACGGTAGCAACGCATTTATCTATTCACGCTTTTTAGTGCCATATCTAAATAACTTTAAAGGTATCGCACTATTCGTAGATGGAGATATGACTTGCCGAACAGATATTGCAGAGATACTAGCGAACTTTGATAATGACGAAGCAGTCAAAGTCGTAAAGCATAACTACACAACAAAGCATCCTATCAAATATCTAGGTGCTAAAAATGAAGATTACCCTAAGAAAAACTGGTCATCAGTAATGCTATGGAATTGTGGGCATTGGCTCAATAAACAATTAACACCTAAGTTCGTGCAAGAACAAACAGGTAAATACCTACACAGGTTTGAATGGCTCAAATATCCTGAAGAACAAGTAGGTAAGCTAGACGAAACATGGAACTGGCTAGAAACAGAATACGAATACAACAAAGATGCCAAGTTAGTGCATCACACATTAGGCACACCATGCTTTAAAGACTATCAGAATACAGACTATAGTCAAGAATGGTTTGAGACGTATCAAAGAATGATATACCCATTAAAAGGAAAGAATAGAGAGTCAGAACTATGAACTTCTTAGACTATTTAGTTAATGCTATGACAGGTGGACAACCTAGCGCACAAGAACTAGAGATGCGTAAAATGGCACAACAAGGTGCTAAAGAACAAGCAGCTCAGTCATTATTAAGTACAGGTGAAGCATCTATTCCTAGTCAAGGTGGTTTATTAGCTACTAACTATCCTAACCCTTATGGTTTACGTGCATTTATGAAAAAAGATGGCACATACGGTGGTGAAATGATGCCAAAGACTTCAGGATGGCAAGGTTTGATTCCTAGTTTACAAGGTGGCTACATTACAGAATACTCACTAGGTGGCAATACACCTAAAGAACCATTTTATCCTATGGTAACTCAAGATATGACACCACAGATGATAAAGAACATACAATTATTAGAAGCAGGTCTATTATCACAAAATAGTCCTGAAGCAAGAGCATTAAAAGAAAATGCTTATAAACAATACTTAAAGTTAAACAAACAAGGAAAGTCAGCATTTAAAGATTATAATTAAAGGGCAACCAACCTAATGGAGTTGCAATATTATGGACAAAGAAGAAGAATTAGAGCGTAAAGTAGGCGGGCAACCAGGAAACACAAATTCTAGTAAAAACAATAGGATATGGGCAAATACGATTCGTAAACTTGCCATACAAGAAGACTATAAGCGTATACATGCTATAGCAGAAAAGCTATTTGAAAAAGCAGCCGAAGGTGATTTAGGTGCTATGAAAGAAGTAGGCGATAGACTAGATGGTAAAGCTGTAGCTACTCAAGAATTAACAGGACCAGATGGTTCTAACTTACCTAGTGGAATAGGAATACTCTTTGTCAAGCCAGACGATAGCAACATTTCCTGATAAGTTACAGTTTCTTTTTGAGCCATACAGATATAAAGTAAGTTATGGCGGCAGAGGCTCTGGTAAGTCATGGTCTTATGCTAGAGCATTGCTTATAAAAGCAGCTAATGAACCTACACGTGTCTTATGCGCACGTGAAATACAAAAGTCTATTAAGCAGTCAGTTCATACATTACTTAACGACCAAATACAAGCATTAGGTCTAGGAGCTTTCTATGAAGTATTGGAAGCAGAGATACGTGGTCTTAACGGTAGCACGTTCAGTTTTACTGGGTTGGCTACTAATACTGTGGAGTCCATTAAGTCTTTTGAAGGATGTGATATTGTCTGGGTGGAAGAGGCACAAACAGTATCAAAGAAGTCGTGGGACATTTTAATACCTACAATACGTAAACCTAATTCAGAGATATGGGTATCATTTAACCCTAACATAGATACAGATGATACATACCAAAGATTTGTCGTTAATCCACCAGAGAACGCTAAAGTCGTTAAGGTTAATTACCAAGACAACCCATGGTTTCCTGAGGTGCTAGAGATAGAACGTCAGCATAGCGAAAAGACTAATCCTGACTATGCAAACATCTGGGAAGGTGAATGTAAAGCTGCTGTAGATGGTGCTATCTATGCTAACGAGATAAGAGAAGCACAAGAGAATAACCGTATTACTACTGTACCGTATGACCCAATGTTAAAGGTTCATGTAGTGATGGACTTAGGTTGGAACGATAGCATGTCAGTTATCCTATGCCAAAAAGGTGTATCAGACTTACGTGTTATTGGTTACATAGAAGATGACCACAGAACATTAGATAGTTATTCAGCACAGTTAAAAGATATGTCATACAATTGGGGAACTATGTTCTTACCACATGACGGACAGTCTAAAGACTTTAAGCATGGTATATCAGCAGAAGATATTATGCGTAAACTTGGTTGGGATGTACGTATTGTTCCTAAACAAGATATAGAGTCTGGTATTAAACTAGCACGTATGAACTTTCATAGAATATACTTTGACAAGTCAGCACATAGACTTGTTGAATGTTTAAAGAATTATCGCAGAAGTATAAACTCTGCAACTAACGAACCTGGTGCGCCATTACATGACGAATATAGCCATGGTGCAGACGCATTTAGATACTTATGTACTTCCATAGAAAACATGAAGAACGAGTCATGGACTACTGGTAAGATACAATACAATAACAGAGGAATAGTATGAAGATACAAGACATGGAGATAATTGCACAGATTGAGGCAGAAGAGAATATTGCCTATGGTGTAAATGATAGTGCATTGTCTAATGATAGAGCAGAAGCGATTGACTACTACCTAGGACAACCATTCGGTAACGAAGAAGAAGGTCGTAGCCAAGTTGTATCTTATGACGTTCAAGACACGATTGAGTCAGCACTCCCACAACTCCTAAAAGTCTTTGTAGCCGGTGATAAGGTTGTTCAGTTTGACCCTAAAGGTCCAGAAGACCAAGACGCAGCAGACCAAGAAACAGATTACATTAACCATATCGTGATGGAAAAGAACGAAGGGTTCAAGATATTCTACGTATGGTTTAAAGACGCATTACTCTCTAAAAACGGTTATGTAAAAGTATATGCCGAAGAAGAAGAGGAAGAAGAAGAATACGAATATAAGGGGTTAACAGACGCCCAGCTCCAAATGTTAGCGTCAGATGAGAATACAGAAGTATTAGAACACGAAGCATATCCTGACCCAAGTGTCAACATGGATGTTGTTTATCAACAAGCAGCTATCAATGGTGTTGACCCAGCTACAGTTATGCAACCTATGTTACATGACGTTAAGCTCAAGATTACAGAAAAAGAAACAGAGATTGTCATTGAGAACGTAGCACCTGAAAACATGATGGTATCTGTAGAAGTATCAGGTCCTAACTTACAAGATGCACGTTTCGTTCAGCACAGAGAAGTTATGCAGTTGTCAGATATTGCAGAAACATTTGACAAGCCACTAGAATACATTAAGTCTATCATGTCAGACCTTCGTGATACATTTGAAGAAGAGTCTAATGCACGTGATATTTATGACGAAGAATATGACAGAGCTATTGAGTCTAACGAAGCTCTAGTTAAAGACACATACATTAAGTTAGAAGGTAAGAGACATAGAGTAGTAGTGTTAGGCAATACTATTCTCTACAAAGAGCCATGCGAGTATGTTCCATTTGCATGTATCACACCAATGATAATGCCACATAGACATATTGGTCGTTCTTATGCTGACTTGACTATGGACATTCAACTTATCAAGTCTACACTTATTCGTGGTCAGTTAGATAACATGTATCTAGCTAACAATGGTCGTTATGCTATCTCAGACAGAGTAAACCTAGACGATATGCTCACATCAAGACCAGGTGGTATTGTTCGTGTAGAAGGTGACCCAGGTGCAGGCATTATGCCTTTATCACATCCACCACTACCAGCATCATCATTCGGTATGGTTGAATACATGGACTCTATGAAAGAAAAGAGAACAGGTATCACAGCATATAACCAAGGCTTAGACTCTAACAGTCTTAACAAGACAGCTACAGGCGTATCACAAATTATGAACGCTGCTCAACAAAGAATTGAGCTAGTAGCAAGAACATTTGCAGAAACAGGTGTAAAAGAGTTATTTAAGTTAGTGCATTATCTTGTAAGAACAACACTTACTAAACCTGACATCACACGCATTAGAAACAAATGGGTAGAAGTAGACCCAAGAGAATGGAAAGCTCGTAAAGACTTATCTATCTCTGTAGGCTTAGGTGCTGGTAATAAAGACCAACAACTTATGCACTTAACATCTATCTTGAATATGCAAAAAGAAGCTATCCAAGTAGGTCTTACAAACCCAGAGAAGATTTACAATGCGTTAGCTAAACTTACACAAAACGCAGGCTTTAAGAACCCTGAAGAGTTCTGGGTAAACCCAGCTAATACACCACAAATGGAAGGTCAGCAAGAAGATAAACCATCTGAAGCTGAGATTGCAGTTCAAGGTCAATTACAAATAGAACGTGAGAAAGCAGCAGCTCAACTACAACAAGAGCAGTTACGTTCACAAAATGATGTTATAATTGAACGTGAGAAGATAGCAGCACAAGCAGAGTTAGAAAGATTTAAAGCTCAACTCAAAGCTGAAACAGATTTAGCTATCGCACAAATTAAGGCACAATCAGGAATGATGTATGGCGGATAAGTCACTAGAAGAAGTAAAACGTGGTGAACAAGCAGCACAGATACTAGATAACCCTATCTACAAAGAAGCATTAGAGAAGGTTCGTGAAAGCATTGTATCTAGTATGACTAATAGTCCACTAGGTGACGAAAAGACTCATAACAGATTAGTTATCGCATTACAATTACTAAACCAAATTAACAAGCAACTTACTGACGTTATGCAAACAGGTAAGCTCGCAGCTATTCAGACGGACAGACCTAAGTTTAAAATATTTGGGTAAGTGTTTCATTCAAAAGCAATTTGTCAGTATTTTGAGTGAAAACCGTTTTGACATGCAAAAGAATTTAGGTAAGGACAAGCCTACTTAAGACTCTTATGAGTCTTTTTTATTGTCTAATTTCAAGGAAAATATTATGAGGGACCAAGTCGCAGAACAGTCACCACAAAGCCGATTAGAGGCTATGCTAGGTGATGATATTGTATCTGATGTGCAAGCTAATTTAGATGCACCTGAAGAGAAAAAGAAGAAGCAACAGATGATGCACCAGATGACCAAGCTGAAGAAGAAGAACAGTCGGAAGATGAAGTTCCTGCTATCTTAAAGCTAAAAGTCAATGGTGAAGAAGTTGAAAAGCCACTAGACGAAGTCGTAGCATTAGCACAACAAGGCTTAGACTACACACAAAAGACACAACAAGTCGCAGAACAACGTAAAGAGCTAGAAGTCTATGCTGAGCAGATAAAAATGCAAGAGCAAGCCTTTCAAGAGCAAATGCAACTTAACAATGTCTTAATAGAAGATGTAGCTAAAATCACAGCACTAGACCAACAACTCAACCAATATGCTAACGTGAATTGGCAAGAGTTATCTGATAGTGACTTTGTGGAAGCGCAAAAACATTTCTTTACATATAACCAACTACAGCAACAACGTAGTCAACTCGTTTCACAGTTTGAAGCCAAAAAGCAGGAAGTCGTTAGTAAGCAAACGCAATTGATGGCAGAGAAGATAGCTAAAGGAAAAGAGATTCTAGCAAAAGAGATACCAAATTGGAGTCCTGAGACTAACCAAGCATTGTTATCTACTGGCAAAGAGTATGGCTTTTCAGATGCAGAACTCAACGCAATTGTTGACCCTCGTCACGTGAAGGTATTGCATGACGCTATGCAATGGCGCAAATTACAACAAAATTCTACTGTAAAGAAAAAAGTGTCAAGCGCAAAACCAGTTGTGAAACCTGGAGCTAAAGACACAAAAGCGGAAGCCAATTCTAATGCTCGTCAACTACGTGAGCAATTACGTAAGACAGGCAAATCAGATATGGCTGCAAAACTCATAGAAAACATGCTTTAATTTACAAAGGACAAAATCATGGCAACAGCAGCAACCAATAGTTATACCGGTAAAGGTATAGCAGAATCATTTGAGGATATCATTTTTGATATTTCTCCAGAAGATACACCATTATTATCACTTGCAAAGCGTATGAGCGCTGGGCAAACCTATCACCAATGGCAGACCGACGCCCTCGCAGCAGCTGGTACTAATACATCTGTTGAAGGTGATGACGCTTCATTCGCAACATTACCTGCTACAACAGTATTAGGTAACTACACACAAATCTCACGTAAGACAGTTCAAATTTCAAACACATATGACGTAGTACGTAAGTATGGTCGTAAGTCTGAAGTTGCTTACCAACTTATGAAAGCTGGTAAAGAACTTAAACGTGACATGGAATATGCAATCGTACGTAACCAAGCATCATCAGCAGGTGGTCCAGCAACAGCTCGTTCAACTGCAGGTGTAGAATCATGGATTACTAACCGAGTATTAGCAACAGGTTCAACAGCAGGTACAACACCTGGCTTCAGCAATGGCACAGTAGCATCACCAACAGATGGTACTTCTGTAACATTCATTGAAGCAGACTTAAAATCAGCATTACAATTAGCATGGACAGACGGTGGTGAGCCATCATTAATCCTTATGTCAGCTACAAACAAAGCTCGTTTCTCAGGCTTTGCTGGTATTGCTACTAAGTTCAACAACGTTCAAGGTACAACACAAGCTACAATTACTGGCGCAGCGGATGTATACGTATCCGACTTCGGTAATCATACTGTGAAACTTGACCGTTTCATGCGTGACCAAGCTGTTTTATGCGTAGACCCAGGTTATGTTGGCTTAGCTTCATTACGCCCAATGGCTAAAGAAGAACTAGCTAAAACTGGTGACAGCACAAAATGGTTACTCACAGCAGAATACGCATTAGTGGTTCAAAACCCAGATGCACATGCTAAAGTACAAAACGTAGGTGCTTAGTAATTAGTTATGATATAATGGAGGGAGTTAATTCTCCCTCTATTGTATTTTTATATGCCAATATTATTTGACCATAACAGCGTAACAGGTGTAAGTCAGTACTTTGACTATGACCCAGCTAAAGATACATATTACAGTTAAAGTTAAAAGGGATAGATATATATAACCCTGACCATACAAAAGCTTTAATAAAAGAAATAAACGAAAACTATCCATATCTCAAGTTGACAACAAAGAATGGATGATTACAGTAAAGAGTTTAAATACTGGTATGAAAGAATATACCTACAAAGTCCTAGTCTATGCAAACTAGAGTATGATGATGAAAAAATGTGGGAAGCATGGAAAGCAGCACAAACATCATTTGCTACAATGATAAAAGCTAATAACGAACAAAACTAGATGGACTTAAACGAAATAAAACAAATACAATTAGCCATACATGACCTTATCAACAAGGAAGAGTATGACAAAGCATTGCCACTTATATATTCTGTATTAGAAGAATATCCTAATGACGCTGCTACACTAAACTTTCTAGGTTATATCTGGTTACAAGGCGATAAGCCTGCATTTGCATATCAGTTCTTCCGTAGAGCATTACAAGAGATGCCAGGCAATAAAGCTATATGGACATCTTTAGGTCGTGCAGCACATGAACTAAACATGTATGAAGATGCTCTAAAGTATTTCTTAAAGTCAGCAGAATTAGACCCTACATACGCATTAGCTTATTCTAATGCAGCAGCAACATTAGTCCAAACATCTAAATGGGATGATGCAGAGAAAGCCTGTAAGATGGCTTTAGAATGTAACCCTAACGATATACATGGTCAACTAAACCTAGCACATAGCTATCTAGCTAAAGGTGAATGGGATAAAGGTTGGGAGTATTGGGGTAAGTCACTCGGTGGTAAGTTTAGAAAAGAATGGGTGTATGGTGACGAAGTAAGATGGGATGGCACTAAAGACAAAACACTTATTATCTATGGCGAACAAGGTTTAGGTGATGAGATATTCTATGGTAGCTGTATTCCTGACGCTATCAAGTCAAGCCATAAAGTCTATATAGACTGTGACCCAAGATTAGAAGGTTTATTTACACGTAGCTTTCCTGAAGCAGAAGTGCATGGCACTCGTAAAGAAGATAGCCCTGAATGGTTAGCAGATAAGAAGTTTGACTATAGATGTGCAATAGGTGGATTACCTGAGTTCTTTAGACATACGAATAAAGACTTTCCTGGTACACCTTATCTAAAAGCTGACCCTGAAAGACGCACTATGTGGCGTGGGTTATTTGACTCATGGGGTAAGAAAGTTATAGGTATTACGACTAAGGGTGGTATTAAACATACTAACGCTAAAGGTCGTGAACTTACACAAGAAGATATAGAGCCATTATTAAAGCTCAAAGACTATGTATTAGTCAGTTTAGACTATAGCGTAGAACGCAAATTAGACGGTGTTAAATACTATGATTTTGCGACAAACGCAAAAGACTATGATGATACAGCAGCGTTAATAGCTGAATGTGATATGGTCATAGGTGTGAATACTACAGCATTACATTGTGCAGCAGCTATGGGTGTAAAGACATGGTGTCTAGTTCCTACATGGCATCAATGGCGTTATGCACAAGCAAGTATGCCTTGGTATCGTCACATGAGACTAAGCATGGCATGGTTGGGAAGAGTTACTTAAACATGACTTACCATGGATACAATTAGGTGATGTTACTACTGAAAAGAAAACAAAATGGGTAGAAACACCAACCTTTAGAAACGCATTAGCAATATTAAGCAAAGCAAAGTTATTTGTAGGGACAGATGGTGGTTTACATCATGCAGCAGCAGCATTAGGCATACCTTCTGTAGTTATATGGACAGGTTTTACTTCACCGAGGCATTTAGGATATGATACCCATAGAAATATACATGACGGTTCAGAGCCATGTGGGACTTATGATAGCGTATGTCAGCATTGCCTTCTAAAAAGCAAAGCAATAAGCGTAGAACAAGTTTTAGATGCAGTTAATACTGAGTGGCATAGAACGTAGAGATAACGTCTTAAAACGCTTACAAACGCATTGTAAGGGCATTTTAACAAAAGAATGGGATGGTAAGTCAATTCCAGTCGTAGTAGGTAATTTACATGGTGCAGATAAGATACAAATATCATGTAGAGAACAAAAAATACCATATATTTTGATAGACCATGGCTATTTTCATAGAGAAATGGACTTATCGTGGGCTAGATTCTGTGTAAATAACTATCATTGCACAGATTGGCGTGAGTCTGATAGAGAAATACCTAAAGTTCACGAGTATCGTAGTGGTGAAAACGTAGTTATCTTACCACCACCAGAAAAAATAGCTTACATTTACCAAACTTCTACTTGGTTGGATACAACCATAGAAGAAATTAGAAAGTATACAGAGAGAAAAATTGTCATTAAGCGTAAAGGCGAAGGTGACTTTAAGAAAACATTAGAAAAAGCTCATGTTATTGTGAGTTTTGGTAGTGTAGCAGATGTAGAAGCACTTATTCGTGGCGTTCCTGTCATAGGTTCACCATATAGCCCTGCAATTCCTGTATCCAATAACATAAAAGACATAGAAAACTTAACACATTTTGATAGAACAGCATGGTTAAGCTCATTAGCTGCGAGTGAATGGCATAAAGATGAGATGGACAAGTGCTGGGATAGACTAAAAGGACAATTAGATGGCATTTACTAACTATAGTGCGTTTGTAACTACAGTAGAAAACTACTTAGCACGAACAGACTTATCATCACAGATACCTGACTTCATTCAGATGGCACAATTCAGAATGACTCGTGATTTAAGAACAGAAAGAATGTTAAAGGTTGCTACTGCTGATACAACAGATAGCACAGTAGGCTTTCCTACAGACTTTTTAGAAGTCAGAGAAATACACATGTTAGGAAACCCACCTGTGTTATTAGAGTTTCAGTCACCTGACTTATTCTTTAGAGATGGTCAAACAACATTATCAGGAAGACCTCACTATTTCACAATGTTAGGTACAGAGTTTAAGTTTGCACCAGGTCCTGATACAAGCTACACAGTTCAAATTTTATATTATGCTCAACCTACATTTATATCTAGCACAACAGCTAGTAACTTGTTCTTAGCATACTATCCAGATGCTCTACTTTACGCAACTCTAGCAGAAGCAGAACCATATCTTATGAACGACCAAAGAATTGCTACATGGTCTGCTTTATACGATAGAGCAATTGCGAATATTAAGAAGAGTGATTTAGGTGCAACATATCCATACACAACATTAAGCGTAACACCAAGATAAAGGAAAATATTATGGCAGAAATGAGTAACTACCTAGAGAATGCGTTAATTAATGCAACTCTACGCAACACAACATATACATCAGTCGCAACAGTATATGTATCACTATGGACTTCAGACCCTACAGATGCAGGTAGTGGTACAGAAGTATCAGGTGGTTCATACGCTAGAACAGCAGTCACATTTGGCGCACCTTCTAACGGTGTAACAACTAACTCTGCTGACGTTACATTCCCAACAGCAACAGCTTCATGGGGAACTGTAGGTTGGATTGGTATTAATGATGCTTCTACATCAGGTAACCTTCTATACCATAGCCCATTAGATACATCTAAAACAATTGATACTGGTGATATATTTAAAATTTCATCAGGCAACCTTTCAGTTACTTTAGCCTAAGGATAACTCATGGCTCTTGTAGTCAAAGATAGGGTACAGGAAACTTCTACCACAACAGGCACAGGTACTATTACGCTTGCTGGTGCAGTAAGTGGCTTTCAGTCATTCTCTGTTATCGGCAACGCTAATACTACTTACTACGCTATTGTAGGTGGTTCAGAATGGGAAGTAGGTCTAGGTACTTACACATCTTCAGGAACTACTTTATCTCGTGATACTGTATTAGAGTCTAGTAATAGTGGTTCTCTAGTCAACTTTAGTGCAGGTACTAAAAACGTATTTGTCACTTATCCTGCTGAAAAAGCTACATACCAAGACGCTAATGGTACAGCCATAGCACCACAACTATCAGCAAGTAATGGTCTTGTAGAAAACGCTAATACTGTATCAGCAAACTACACGATACAAACAAACTATAATGCTATGAGTGCAGGACCTGTTACAGTCAATTCAGGAATAAGTTTAACTATACCTTCAGGAAGCAATTGGGTGGTCGTATGAGTATTACTCTTAATGGTACAACAGGCATTTCAGGTGTAGACGGTTCATCTACAGCACCTGCCTTTCAAGGAACAGATACCAACACAGGTTTATTCTACGGAACAGATATTGTAGGTATCTCTACAGGTGGTTCAGAAAGAGTAAGAGTAGACGCATCTGGTAATGTAGGGATTGGTACTACGAGTCCTGTTGCTAGTTATCGTTTGTCAATTTATGACCAAACTAATGGTGCAACTAATATTAGTGGATTAGCTCTAATCGAACCTGGTGCTGCAACAAGTTACTCATATTTTAAAACTACATCTCAAGCATCAGCAGATACTAGAACAATCATTGGGAATGGTGCTGCATCTCGTGCATTTGCATTTGAAACTGGTGGCACAGAACGTATGCGTATAGACTCTAGTGGTAGATTAATGCTTGGCACAACAACTACAAGTATTTCTTCATTAGATGCTAAATATTTTGACGCTGCTGATGGTCAAAGATTATTTTCAGCTAGAGGAAGCACTGCTGCTAGAGAGCATATAATTTTTTTAAACCCTAATGGTGATGTAGGTTCTATTGACACAACTAGCTCTTCAACTGCATATAATACATCATCTGACTATCGTCTAAAAGAAAACATTACACCAATGACAGGTGCTTTGGCTAAAGTTGCATTATTAAAACCAGTTACATACACATGGAAAGTAGATGGTTCTGATGGTGAAGGTTTTATAGCCCATGAGTTACAAGAAGTAAAACCAGATTGCGTAACAGGAACTAAAGATGAAGTAGATGCAGAAGGTAATCCTAAATATCAAGGCGTAGACACATCATTCCTAGTAGCTACTCTAACAGCAGCTATCCAAGAACAACAAACCATCATCAACGACCTAAAAGCAAGAGTCACAGCATTGGAGGCTAGCAATGTCTAAAATTTCGCTAACGCCTAATGCTTCTGGTACAGGTAACTTTATAATAGCAAGTCCCAACAGTAATACTGACAGAACACTTACGCTACCAGATAGCACAGGAACTGTAGTAGTCACAAGTGGTGCACAAACAATAGAGTTTGCTGACGGCTCTGCATCAGCACCATCTATTACTAATTCAGGTGATACTAATACAGGTATATTTTTCTCTGCTGCTGATACTATAGACTTTGCTGAAGGTGGTGCTGCTGTTGGTCAATTTGACTCATCTGCTAACTTTAAATTTAACTCTGGTTATGGTTCTGTAGCCACAGCATACGGATGTCGTGCATGGGTAAACTTTAACGGTACAGGCACACCAGCAATTAGAGCTAGTGGAAATGTAACAAGTCTTACTGATAATGGTACAGGTGATTATTTTATTAATTATACAACAAATATGCCTGACGGAAAATACTCATTGGCTGGTAGTGCATCTTCAAGTGGTGGCGGAGTTTTTATTGTATGTACTGACCATGCAGGAGATTACCCAACAAATCAAATCAGAATATCCGTAACTAATGGCTCTGGAACATATTCTGATAGAGTTGCTGTCAATGTTGCTATATTCAGATAAGGACAAAAAATGAACAAAAGAATAGTATATCAAAATGACGAAGGTGGAATTAGTATTATAGTTCCAGCAGACTGCGGTTTAACTATAGAAGAAATTGCTGCTAAAGATGTTCCAACAGGCAAAGAATATCATATTGTAGACGTATCTGATATACCAACAGACAGAACATTTAGGAACGCATGGACATGGCAATAATTGTTGACATAAACAAAGCTAAAGACATTACTAAAGACAGACTTCGTGCTGAACGTAAACCTTTACTAGAAGCTCAAGATGTAGCTTTTCAACGTGCTTTAGAGTCAGGTGCAGATACAAGTGCTATTGTTGCAGAAAAGCAAAGACTTCGTGATATTACTACATTGGTAGACACAGCAAATACTGTAGAAGAATTAAAAGAGATTACAATATGACAACAACAGTTAGCGGCTCACAAATAACGTTTAACGACAATACCACACAAAACACAAGTGCGTATGGTGGTGGCTTTGCGTTCCGTAACCGTATTATAAATGGGGGGATGGTTATAGACCAGCGTAATGCTGGGGCTAGTGTTACTATTAATAGTTCAACTGGTGCATATACATTAGATAGATGGGAAGGCAGAGGAGAAGCTTCTCAAGGTGTTTATACAATGCAACAAAGTTCAACCGCACCTACTGGATTTAATAAATCTTTGTTAGTTACAGTTACTACTGCTGACTCAAGTCTTGCTTCAGGAGATAATTATTATTTTAGGCAAATTGTTGAAGGTTTCAATATTGCAGATTTAGGATGGGGAACTGCTAGTGCACAAACAGTAACGTTATCTTTTTGGGTTCGTTCTAGTTTAACTGGCACTTTTGGAGGGGCAATAACAAATGCTTCTACATCAACAAGAGCTTATGGATTTACATATACTATCTCATCAGCAAATACTTGGGAACAAAAAACAATAACTATTACAGGCGATACAACTGGTACATGGAATACAGATAATAGCGGTGGTATGTTTATAAATTTCTCTTTGGGAGCTAATGCAGATAGACAGACTACTGCTAATACTTGGTCTGCTATTTCAAGTGTAATTATAAGTGGAGCAACTGGAGAAGGTTCTATTATAGGCACTAACGGAGCTACCTTCTACATCACAGGTGTCCAACTAGAAAAAGGCAGTACTGCTACATCTTTTGACTATAGACCTTATTCTGCCGAACTTGCAATGTGTCAGAGATATTTTCAATTAATTAAATTTGGAACAGTGATTGCACAAAATACAACAAATTTATTAAGCAATTTTTCTTTATTGTGCCAAATGAGGTCATCTCCATCTATCGGTAAAACAAGTGGAAGTATAGCAATAGGAGATATGGTATCTGCTGGATATACCACAACATCAACTCCTACTCTTTCTGCGTATGATAATAATGATATTAGAGTAAATTTTGCATTAGCAGGATTTACTGGTTTAACTGCTTATCGTTCATATCAACACGAACCTAGTAGTGGTAGCCCATCATTAATAACAGTATCTGCGGAACTATAATATGTATAAATTATATAATAATTATATAACAAAAGAATTAGTTTCAATTATTAAGTTAAATGAAAATAATAATGGTGTATTATCAATACCATTAGACCAAGATAACACAGACTACCAAACCTATTTAAAATGGTTAGACGAAGGCAATACGCCCTTACCAGCAGATGAATAAATAAAAGGAGAATAACTTGTTTGGCATAAGTGCATTTTCCCAATCTCCTTTTAGCTCTTTAGCAGGCGGACAAACACTATTAGCTTCTGCTAGTGTAAATGCAACAGCTACGGTTACAGCTTTAGGCTTTAGAATACTACCATTTAGTGCTGCTATTACAGGAAATGCTACTGTAACAGCTAGTGGCACTAGACTACTATTTGGTAATGCAGTCGTAAACTGCACAGGTACAGTTACTGCTGACGCTACAAGAGAACGCACAGGTAGTGCAGATATATCTTGCTACGCTATTATTACTGTAGATGGTTTCTCATTTATCTATGGCACAGCAGATGTAAATGTAACTGCCACAGTAAGTGCTAGTGCTAATACAACATTATTTGGTAGTGGTAGTATATCTGCTAACGCTACAGTCACAGCAGATGGTAACAGAGTTCAGTTTGGTATTGGTTCTATTACAGGTAACGCTACAGTTACTGCTAATGCTAATAGCATATTCTCTGCTAACGGTGTTATTACAGCTAACGCTACAGTAACAGCATCTGCACAACGCACTAGAACAGACTCTGCAAGTATTACAAGTAATGCAACAGTTACAGCAGACGCTAACAGACTTACATTTGATAGTGCATCTATCACAGGAACTGCCACAGTCACAGCATTAGGTGGTTATGTAGTATCAGGGTTTGCACAAGTAGATGCCTTTGCTACAGTTACAGCAAGTGCTAACGCTGTATTAGCAGGTTTTGCTTATGTAGAAGGTATAGGCACAGTAACTGCAATAGGATATATACAAGGTGAAGAATGGACACCTACACCATTTAGCACAGATACATGGACAGACTCAACATTATCAACAGATACATGGACTACAATAGCATCATCTACAGACACATGGTCAGATTCAACAGCAAGTTCAGATGTATGGACAGAAGTAACACCAAGTAACGATATATGGCTTCGTCAGGGCTAGTTAATTAAGGAAAACAAATGGCAAAAACAAAAATTTCAGAATTTAGCTCAACAGCAGCAGATAATACGGATATTACAAATATCAATATTGCTGAAGGTTGTTCACCAGCTAACTTAAACAACTCCATTCGTAGTTTAATGGCGTTACTAAAAGACCAACAAACAGGTGCTAGTGGCGACCCATTTACAGTTGCAGGTACATTAGTATCTTCAGGCACAGTAGACATTACAGGTGCATTTAGACTAGACGGAACTGCAGGTGCTAGTGGTCAAGTATTGTTATCAGCAGGTGGTAGTAATACTCCTACATGGGGTAATGCGTTTGTAGCTGGTATGATAATGCTATGGTCAGGTTCTTCAGCAACTATTCCTACTGGTTGGGTATTATGTGATGGCACAAATTCTACACCAGACTTACGTAACCGTTTCGTAGTAGGTGCTACATCTACATACGCTGTAGGTGCTACAGGTGGTAGTGCTAATGCTCCACAACCATACACCACAAACTTTAGGTTCAGCACAAGCTGGTTCTGATAATGGTGGCGCACCTGTAGATGCAAGTACAGGTTATGGAACAGGTAGAACATCATCTGCTACAAGTAGTTCTACTACAGGTATTACAGTTGCTACATCCATTTCTACAGAAGGTTCAAGTGGCACTAATGCTAACTTACCTCCTTACTATGCACTTTGCTACATTATGAAGACCTAATATGCCTACACAACGTATAGCATTTAAAGACTGGTTACCAGACCAACCTAGCATTTTAGACTCTGTATCAGAAGCTAATAATGTTATTCCTGCAGCAGTAGGTTATGGTCCGTTTAAGTCAGCAGTAACATTTTCAGGTACAGCTTCAGAGAACTTGAATAATTGCTTTGCTGCTAAACTAGACAATGACGTATTCATCTTTGCTGGTGGTAATACTAAACTATTTAAAGTAGATAATACTGACTTATCTCTAGTAGACGAGTCTAAAGCAGGTGGATATACAGGTACAAATAGATGGCAATTCTTACAATTCGGTAGTCTTGCATTAGCATCTAATGGCTCTGAAAAGATACAAGCGTTTGACGTAAACAGTTCTACAGCATTTGCAGACGTTAGTTCAGATGCGCCTATCGCTAAATACATTACAGCAGTTCGTGACTTTGTAGTAGGTGCTAATATTGGTGCAGGCACATCACCTAATATGGTCCGCTGGAGTGGAATCAACGATGCCACCACTTGGACCACCACAGCGACTTCTCAAAGTGACTATCAGTTACTCCCTGACGGTGGTGATATAACCGGTATCGTAGGTGGTGAGTTTGGTATTGTATTCCTAGAAAAAGCCATTGACACCTCTTATATTTCAGTTTGACACTATCTCTCGTAACGTAGGATGTATAGAAGGTAACTCTATTGCACAATACGCAGGAACAGCTTATTTCTTATCAGATGACGGTTTTTACGCCACCAACGGTCAAACGCTAACTGGTATTGGCTCTGAAAAAGTAGATAGATACTTCTTTAACAACGCTAACATTGGTGATATTGACTCTATATCAGCAGCAGTAGACCCTGAACGTAACCTTGTTATTTGGAATTATACTAACGTATCTGGTAGTCGTTCACTACTTATCTACAACTTTGAAACACAAAAATGGTGTGAAGCTGATACAGATGTAGACTATTTATCTACACTTGCTACTCCAGGTGCAACATTAGATGGTCTTGACTCTGCTTACAATGTTACAGCAGGTTCATTTACAATAGGCAAACAATATACAATTAGAAGTGTAGGCACAACATCATTTACAAGTATTGGTGCAGTTGCTAACACAGTAGGCGTATTATTTACAGCTACCGGTGTAGGTTCAGGTACAGGTGTAGCTATAGATATGGCAGCATCTGCAGCAGCTTTAAAAACATCTGATACACTCGTAACTACGCTAGACGATAGACTTTACAAAGGTGGTAAGTTCTTATTTGGTGGTGTTCGTGATACTAGAATTATCACATTTACAGGAACAAACGCTACAGGATACTATTACTTATGGTTCATCTGTATCAGCAAGTCAAGAAGATAGATGCTCTGTAAGAAGTGCAGGTCGTTATCATAGAGTAGCTTTAACACCTACAGGTCCTAACTGGTCATCTGCTATTGGAATGGATATAGACTACTCTGAACAAGGAACGAGATAATGGCTCGTGATATGTACCGTAAACTACCTTGGACAGGTGGTGACCCTAGAAGTGTAGCAGAAATTGTGAATGGTCTTGTAGAAGGTAAGTCTAACAATACAGGTGACTTTTCTACAGCTACAAGTACTACAACTACTACACTTTATAATGAACGTATAGGGTTTAATTCAGTTATCTTATTTATGCCTTTAGACCATGACTCATCTCAAGAAATAAAAGACATTTACTTTACAAACTTTGCACAAGGAAGTTG